CGGACATACTTGCATAAAAAGCGAGTAGACCGTTGCGTTCTTGAGTGCGCAGATCGATACCCGCGTTTCTAAGAAGCCTTCGGCTGATCATTCTGCCTAAGCCAAGTTGGAACCAAATGTTCAAACCTGGTTCGGCAGCAATGACTCTGTCAGTCTTAGCATTCTTAGGAACGGTTAGTACTCTATTTCCCACCTCGAAGGTGAAGGGCGACTCAGGGTTTCTAGCCCTGAGTTGTTTATCCCAGAGAGGATAAGCAAGCCCAAATAAAGGACCAACTAGAGCGTACAGATCTTTCGTTATCCCAGATTCACTCTGGAACTTGTTCCAAGGACTAGTATCTCTACCTTTTATCAAGGTAGAGGCACCGGGTCCCCACGAACACGAATCAAACCATTCTATCGGGCAAAAAGGTGATCCGCGTAACGCGGAACCATCCAAGATTTGTTCTATTTTCCGCTTGGTTGCGTTAAGCAACCAAACGAAGGATCCGCTGAAAGACGGATCCTTAGACAAGTCTTGGAATCGCCTATTTACCTGCGCACAAGACCGTTCGCACTCGAAGAACTTATCGAGGGCTACCTGTCGACGATCTACACTCAGATTCAAAAAATCTGATTTCGAAAGTAGACAGGTCGGTAAGTACGCATCCCTAGCGTCTGCCGGTTTAAGGTAGTCGCTAGGTCGAAACTCAAGATCAACTAACTGCTGGTGTTCTCCATTTGAATAGAGAAGCCAAACAGTTAACGATCGAGGAGAGTCGATACCTGATAGAATGCGTTCGATCGCCTCATCTGTCACAGACGGGACAACATTGTACCTCGAAGCGGTTTTCAAAATCCGCTTACGCAAAGGCTCAGCCATTTGCACTCCTGTACGGAAAGGTTAGCTAAGGTAGAACATCTACCTTAGTTAGACGATCAGTCGAGCCAGATTACTCTGGCGCCTCGGAAATGATGGTCGTCATAAGACGAGTCATCCTTCCCTTGGTTTTTGTTCCGAGTTGGATGAGAAACGCGTTCATGTCCTCAAACGTATCAAATTCGTAAGAGGCCACAAAATCGCCATCCGACGTGATTTGCAGCTCGAGCTTGGCCGCTAAAGCGGTTGGACTCGGTTTGCTTACCATATCGGCTCATTCTTCTCGACAACAGTCACGACTGCTCCAGCTGCAAGAAGATTCGCCGTCATTGTACGGAGATTCTTCCCACGCTGGTCGGAGCTACGGGGATGACGCTTGAACGACGTAATCATTTCATCGATATAGTCGACAAGAGTCAAACCAGTACCCGAGTCCGTAAAGGTGGCGGGGTACTTGATCTTGAGTTCACAAACGTTAGGTGAGACGGTCCTGCCCGGTGTTTGCACATCCGAAGCAGAAGCCGAACTTTTCCTAACGCCGATGGTCAAGATCTCAGATGCGGCCGGAACCGAAGTGTTGCGGTTAGAGTACCGCGCAACTTGGTCGGTCACATCTCCGTCTGGTACAAAGACGTGTGCTACGGGTGTACCTTCTCCGTCATTAACGGAGATATTCGCTCGAGCTGGCATACGAACCTCAAGTTCTTAGTCGTTGACGAAGTAGAGCAACGGCAGAGGTGAGGCGATTCTCGGTAATGCGAGGACTAAAGACCGGAAGGAAAGGGCGAGGAAAGTCAAAAATCGGCTCTCGTACGCACTTAACCCGAAGGGCAGAAGCCTTTGCATCAATAAAAACCTCTCGACCTGAGCCGCTGTCCAGGTGACGTCCGAAACAGACATAACGGGTTGTACCTTTTTCGAAGGTTGTTAAACAACCTTTTTCGAAGGACAGACCGACGGTTGCGTCAAGTAAGTCAATAAACTGACCTACATTCCACAACCAGTCTATAACGAACGACCAAGGCAGTACCTCCCAAGCAACAGATAGGGGGTTGGTAATCCCATAGCTGCTCAGTGTGTTTAACACTGGTTGAGAGTTACCAAATACGACAACGTATTTGGCGGTGAATACCCCAAATCTACGGGCGTGGTTAGGTATCTGGTCCCAATTGGCACCCCAGACGTCACCTTCGACGTTCCAGCGTACCGTATGGGAAGCAGATACTCGGACCCGATTGAGTCTGTCGCTATTCGCGGCAAGACCCTCAGCGGCTCCATACACGTCGGAGAGAAGAGGTTTCCACCCGTACTGCAATGCCAGCCAATCATTAGCTAATGCCTTTGATGGGCTGATTTTACGTCTCGAACGAGACGGTCCAGAGCCGGAATAAGCCATTCCAGTAAGAGAATGGGCCGCAGATCGAAAATTGCCTTTCTTCAGGTCTCTCAGACTATCCCCAATCCGCTTTGCAGTGGAAAGGAAAAGGTCCGAGGTACGCTTCCGTTCGGCAAAAGCGACGCCTAAATTTACTTTCTGGTCTTTAAGACCGCGAAGCAACTTATTCGCCGCAGTTTCGATCACAGCCTGTTTCTCATCATTCGAGAGAACGAAAGGATTCCATACCCAACCCCCACCAACACTCGAGCCAATGTCAACCTGACGAAGGTTCGCTGAAGGTGTAATGATTTCTTGCCTTCCATAAGGAGAGTCCCAAAAGGACTTTTCATAGAAGAAAGAATTCATAGGGAGATCTTCCTTTCGGCGCCCTCTTAACGAACGAAACCCAGGGGTAACAACACCATTACGAATTTCTTCGATATGGGATTGGACCCAAGGAGTATTCGTCTCGGAAACGAGCGCGCCGGTCGAAAGATCGAAGAGTTTGGTATTCTTCGAGCCGTCGAAGTTCTGGTTACGGTTTAGATCGGTTCTGGACATCCTAGGTTTTAAAACCAAGGACGGCAGTATGCTAAGCATCTGCCGGGAGGGTGAAACCCAGGGACTAGCATTATCGTCCCCGAGGGCGCCGG